TAAAATTGCCATGTGTAAAATTGCCCTCTAATAAATACTAACTATACAACAAGTACTAACTATACAATAATCTAAGCCTAACGGCACTAACTTAGTAATAACTACTAACTTTACAACAAACTACTACTAATCTAAATAAAAGAAAGGGATAACTGAGTTATCCACAGGAGAAAAAAACATGATTGACAAAGACCAAATTATCAAAGCGCAACAAGAAAAAATTGAACGCATTGAACAGCTACAAGAGGAACTACATAAATTATCCATGTTAGGATTGCTAACTGTAAAACTTTTGGAGTTACCTGGTGACTTAGGGAAGATATTGAAAGTAACCCACGACATCTCACATGTCATCAAGGATGTATTGGATGGCATGAGCCCAAATGAGGCGATTAAGCAGAACATGACAGAAGATGATGAGGAGGAAGAATAATGTTAGCAAAACTAAAAGAATTTTTTGGACTAGATGACCTTTGGGGTGATGCCCAATCAAAATCAAACAGCAATCTAATTGATGTCAGAACTCTCCAAGCTGAAAATAAACAGCTTAAAGCCATCATCAAGCAACAAAATGACTTATTAAAAGAGCTATCTGAGGAAAACATGGAGCTTGGACGTAGTCGCAGACAGTACGCTGATACAGTCGCAATGCAACAGCGCCTGATTGATGTCTATCAAGAAAAGGCAGGGTAGTACATGGACAGAGGACTATTTGGCACCTTTGACTATGACCGTGATTACTTGCAGCCTCCTGAACCCAGGGAAGAACGTGACCCAGCTGATTGGATTTTCAGCGCTGGTCAATGGATCTATGTAGGAGATTGCTAGCCTATGAATAGAAAACACTATGAGGACAATGTCTACTGGAGAAAGAGGCAGTTAGACACTTGTTATGAGTTGGGCACTATTATCAATGAACAACAGGACAAAATAGTCTCACTTATGAACGAAAACAACCGCTTAAAGCGTGAAAATTGGAAATTAAAACACAACAGAGGTAGAAGAAGATGACTAATAATCAATTATCAACACAACAGGCTAAACGTGACATTTCTGTCAATGCCCTTGACTGGACATTTGAAGACATCAAACGTTACTTTGATCCTCAGAATTTACTTACTGAGAAACAGGTGGGACAAGCTTTGTCACTTATTAAAGGGCGTAACCTAAACCCTTTAGCTAACGAGGTCTACATTGTAGCTTATAAAAACCGCAATGGAGGGACAGAGTTCAGCTTAATTGTCTCTAAAGAGGCTTTCTTGAAACGTGCAGCCCAGAGCAAAAACTATGAGGGATTTGAGGCTGGCGTGGTTGCTGTAGATAGAGATGGCGTTATGCACGAACGCAAAGGGGCTCTTATGCTACCTGGTGATACCTTGGTAGGCGGTTGGGCTAGAGTCTATCGCAAAAATTTCAAAGTACCTGTAGAAATTCAGGTATCTCTTGAAGAATACAACAAGAAACAAAGTACCTGGAACAGCATGCCAGCTACTATGATCAGAAAAACAGCCCTGGTTAATGCTCTTAGAGAGGCTTTCCCTGAGGATTTGGGGAATATGTACACAGAGGACGACGGCGGAGAGACATTTGACCGTATCAAAGACGTCACACCTCAAGAGAGCCGCGAGGATGTCGTAGCACGCAAGATGGCTCAGATTGATCAATTCAACAAGGAGCAAGAGGCAAATCATGTAGATCCTGAACCTGCTCAAACTGAGGAGCAAATTCAGGGCGAACTACTAGACGGCGAACTGGAATACTAGGAGGACAACATGCAAGAATTACAGGTAAAAGTAACACAGGCACAGGTTGAAATCAT